GTTCAATCTCATCTTCCAGTACGATCTTTTGAGAGAGGAGTTGAACTCCTCCGAGATTGAAGGTGCTGGGAGATCTTATTCTCCTCTTCCTCTACCTGCCCCCACACCCGCCCATGGAAAATTAATCTCAATGCCAAATGAGAAACCCATGTCCCGACAACCTAGGCGTAGGCGGCGCCGAGCAAGAGGAAGAAATAGGAGAAGGGTGCGAGTTAACCGCAATAGAAATCGCGGTGGCGGCCTTGCTAATCTTGGCCAAGTTGCTCGTCTCCCTAATCCAGGCGCCCCCAGACTAAACCATGCTGAAGCTAGCTGGGCACGCGCTCTGCAGGACCCGTTCCTTTTCAAGCAAGTCCGTATTCCTACGGCTTATCGATCAGTTAGCCAGTGTTCCACTTACACTGACACCGTGAGTTTCGTTCTCCCGGCGTCTGGCTTTGGTCGTGTTTTTATGAAGATGAACGACGGTTCTATTGGTGGCTACCTCCAACCTGCTCATACCGAAAACAATTTGGACGTAGTCTCACAATTGGTCGCTCCTCTCGTTCCGGCCAATTGGGGTGTCCGAGTATGTTCCGCTGGTATTAAGTTGAGATCCACTGCCTCTTTCTCCACTGAAGGCGGTATGATTCATGCTTATACTTCTCCACTTCCTACCAACTACACCTACTCTGTTTATCGTGATTCCCCGAATACTTTCATTTATTCCAAAGGTGAAGTCGCTGAGGTTCGATACATTCCTTTCGACCTCTCTGAACTGGCCTTCGCTGCTAAGTTCAATAATGCAAGTTTCTCGACCATCTTTGAGAATCATCACATCGGATTCATGATACTTGGTGGTACTCCAGGAACTTCCTACACCCTCCAGTATAGCATCACTTTCGAATACGTCACTAATTCCAATACTGACCTTGTCCCTCACAGACAGGCCGACGAAGGTGATCCAGTCAAAGTCTTGCGGTTAGTCACTCATAACAACACCGCTCGACCTTCTTCATGGACTCTTGCCACACCTCAAGCTTCCAAAGCTGCACACGAAATGTCTTTAGCCTCCATGCACCAATATCACTCTGTTGGTGGCGTCGGCTCTTCGGGTGCACCCGTGGTCTTTCTTATGACTACGGCAATGGAGCTTTTAGTACCAATGTCCCTCCCATTCCTCGTGGAAATCTTCCACTTATGATTGGTAATGGCATGTAAGATCCATAACCTTATAGTGCGGAGCCCAACCACTCTAAACCGGGCCTAGAGGATAACCTACATTGTTACCAAGAGAGTGCATGTGAACCACTCTTGAATTCAAAACCTTGTTCACTCCTTCTCGCGTCCCCTCCCATTCACAATAAGGGGGTTGCTCTGCAACATTCGCTTCCTGAAAAGGATAAAATTTCAGTTGTTG